GTTGTAGACCACACGCCACCATTACTCATGAGGCTTACGCCACGTGTCAGGCGATAGCGGATAAACAAACGTCCACCACCTGCTGGTCCGTATTCCTCAGTAGGAGGAGTCAGGTAATACTTAGTCATGCTGCTCCTTCATTAGTGAACCCACCATAAGGCTGGGGACTTGCCCAGCCTTACAGTCAGTCAACTACTAGTAGTTAATTGAAGAAGAAGTCTCTACGCGGTAGAGTGCCTCTTCACGGTAGATAGCGTGACCGAGTACGCCGTACCAACCCAATGGGCGGTGACGCATCAACTTGTCAACGACTGGTCCGATAACAACATGTGGCTCTTCAGCAACGGCTTCAGCAAGTGCTTGCTGTCCTGCGAAGTAGGTATTGAATACCTTTGTCTCATGTGTAAAGGTTACGGTTGCACCTGATGTAACAGTACCTGAGGTAACTGCTGTATCAATGGTGACGTTGTTACCTGAAATAGAAACAACCTGTGAACCTGTAGCAATACCTGTACCAGCAACAAGGTCAGATACCAAGATACCTGATGTTGAAGTAACAGCAAGTACGTAAGTACCTGCAGCAGATGTAGCAGTTGTGGTTGTGGTAGATGTTGACTTAGCAGCACCTGCAAAATCGTTGTACAAACGTGGTGACTCTACATAGAATGCACCTTCGTAGGTTCCGATTTCTCCAGCCCAAATTGCATCATTTGCCTGGTATTCGTGTGGCTGACGCCATGAACCCACACCAGTCTCAGCACGAAGGTCGTGTGAAACTTCTGGGTGGATACCTGCCCAGTAAAGTGAACCCTTACGTGGGATAGCCTTGTTCGCACGCAACTTAGCAGTTGCCTTACGAGCAAGTGCTGAGGTGAATACGTCAGAAGAAGTGATGGTGTTGGTTGCAGAGTTAGAACCTGGACGCAAGACGTTCTGTCCTGTGCGAAGTACGTTCTGTGCGACATCATCAATTGAGTCTGCCATGTTAAACGCAATGATGTTAGCAACGGCTGGGTCTACATCAGCAAGGCTGAAGAGTTCCAACGCACGGGTAACAAGTACTGCGTTACCATACTCAGCAAGAGTAATGGTGGTGTAGGTTGGTGTTGCCAACGCTACTGCATCTGGGTCGGTCTGCTCTGTAAGAGTAGTGGTTTGCTTTGTCAAGTCAACATAACGTTGCAAAACAACAGACGAGCCAGGGATGCTTTGACGCGCAGGAGTCTTATCGGCTACTGAGCGAATGAGTGGTTGTGCACGGAGTGCGAACTCGATGAGGCGGTCATACGCCTTTTGTACGAGACCAGCACCACCAACTGTACCGCCGAGAGACGACGAGCCTGTGGTTGTATATGCATTAGCCATTTATTGCACCTCCTTATGAGGGGTTAGATTTCGGTTGAGTTAAAATTCGCCCGACTGAATCATTGCGATAATCTCTTCTGCCGAAGCAGCGTTGTTAATTCGCATCAATGAATCTGCCGCACGGTCAGGCGTAATAGCCTGTTGCGTTACCATGTCCTGCTGACGTAGTGCAGCACGGTCAAGGGTCTGCTCAGGCGTATCCTGTTGCCGTGTCTGAAGACCGAATACCTCAGCGTTATCATCAATCCAGTTAGAAACTGAATCCTCGTTAACGTCTGCGATTTCGTTCATAATCAAACGTGCAGCCTTAGGGCTTACGCCTTTATTTTCTAGGACTTTCTTGATGACGGATTCTTTTTGCGCTTTCGAGAATCCTTCAAGTTGTTCGGACAACTCCTTCAAACGCTTTTCATCTGCTCGCGCTTTCTTACGCAACTGCTTAATTAAGTCGTTGCCTTCAAGATTCGCAGGTGGCGTATCTGTATCGTCCTCTTCATCGTCCCAGTAATTGTTGCTCATAGCAACCGTCCTCCCATATTCGTTAGTTGAATCGCAAACCTCAAGTCTGGCTCGGGGAAACCAGGTTGGCTTTTGCTACCAGTCTGTACACCACGTGGGGCTGGTCGGTCCACGCAGGATTCTATTTAGAACTTACCTTGTACAGTTCTTGCGCTGGCTAGGTTGCCAGCAGTTGGGTTAACTCCAGAGTCGCCACCAAATGCAGCACGCTCTAGTGATGCTAGTTGCTTACGCTTCTGCGCTGCATCTGCATTCTGTGTAACAAACTCATTCTCTGCAGTAGTCTGGTCGTAGTTAATACCAGCGGCTTGATAGATGCTGCTTAACTTCTGACCTGCAGGAAGTACTGCTGCTACGTTCTGGTATGCACCAGCAATGTTACCTAGTGAACCAAGTCCACCTAGTTGTGTAGCAAGTTGTCCAGCGCGCGCTACTCCTACGTTAAGTCCTTGTTCAGTTGCTGCTGTTCCTACTTGCGCAGCGGCTACTTTGTTCTGAAGGATAGGTAGTGTTTCATCAGGTGCTAAGAAGTAAGAAACAATATCGCTGGTGGTAAGACCACCATAGTATTGCTTAAAGGTTTGCATGGTAACTGGGTCAGCATTAATAACATTATCTGACGCAGTTTTAATGCGACTAGCAAACTCAGTTGAAGACACATCATTGCCAATGTATGTAGCAAACTTTGCTTCATTAGCAGTACGGTCAACACTAAGCATATTACCTAAACCATATGAATCTAATGTTTGTGCATAAGCATCTTCAGTTGCAATGTATTGTGATTCAGATAGTGCGTTAAGCCCGTTCTTAATACGGGCAGCATTACCTGCAAAGCGTGTGGTATATGCAGAGTTCCATGCTTGTCCCGTAGCAGGGTTAATGCTGGTGTCGTACTTAAGGGAAGTCAATGCTTCTTGTGGTGTCTTACCAATAGTCATCAACTGTGTAATGGTGTCAGCCAGTGAGCCTAAGCCATAGCCTTCAAAGGTAGTCTTGAGCGTGGCGAATGCATCTGCGTTAGCCAGTTCAGCCTGCGCATTAGTGGCTGCATTAGAAGCCTCTTGTGCTGCAGCAAGACGTGATGTAGCCTGCGCTGCTGCATTAGCAGCATCAATTGCTGCTTGGTTGGCAGCCTTGGCAGCGGCTGCATCTGCTGCATCCTTAGCATCTTTAGCAGCCTGTGCATCTGCTGCTGCTTTTGCATCTGCTGCAGCCTTAGCCGCTGCTGCGGCTGCTGCATCCGATGCTGCTTTATCAACTGCTTTATCTGCTGATGCAGATGAGGCAGGTGCAGGTGTATAACCAGTAGCCGTACGAGTAGCACCTGTAGGAATAGGACCAGTAAACGATGGCGTTACGGGTGTCTTTACTGGTGTATATGTTGCAGGCTTCTTAGCAGTTGCCATTAGTTACCACCGAATCCAAATGATTGCAAGATAGTATTGGTAAAGTTATCTGCTACAGTATGTGCTTCTGCGGTCTTGCGCCACTGAGGGTCAGCCTGTAGTTGGCGCTCATAGTCAGCCATGTTTAACATGCCACCCTTAAGGTTAATAGCAGACATAATTTGACTATCTTGAGTTGAATCAGGAATAGTAACGCCAAGTTTCTTGGACTTAATAGATGCATAGACATCTGCTACATCCTTGACAGTGCCGCCTGCTTGAATGTGTGATGCAAGGTTAGGCATAGTTGTAATAGCAAGTTGCTTCATCTTGTCCTGCACCTTAGACATGTAGTTCTGTTGCCCAAAGGAATCAGATACATAGTTCATTGCTTGCTGTGGTGTCAGGTTTAAGCCATAGTCTGAGCCATACTTCATGGCTAGGTTAATATCAGATACGATTTGTCCTGGGTTTTTGCTGTTAAGTAGTACATCTGCCTTGGTTCCAGCAAAGGTCTTCTTCAATGTAGCAGCCTGCATGACTAGATAATCAGCATTAGTAAGACGTGAGTCTGACTGAACTTGATTCTTTATAGCACCAACTGCATCTGTAGTAGTAACAGCCTTAGTTGTGTTGTTTTTCTCAGCCTTAACTACTTGGTTATAGTAGTCTTCTTTCTCTGCTTGAGTAGGTGGCTGTCCAATGTTATCCATGTAGTACAGAGTTAAGTCTGCATCTGCACGACCACGTGTAGTGGTGAACTCTGTAGTAGAAGTCTTGGTGCCCGATAGGTCGGCTGCTCCTGCTGCTCCAGTTGTAAAGTGTGAAAGGAATGTTCCCATAGATGGGAAGCCGCCTTGACCCTTGTTTAACTGGTAAGCCTGCAATGAGTTAACGCTATACTGACGGATAGCATCATTAAGACCACTGATGTAATCGCCACTTGTAGCCTGTGCCTTAGTAATAAACTTAGACTCATACAAACGATTAACTAATCCGCTAAGACCTGAAGGTCCAACCTGCGTTAATATCTTAGTACGTGCTTCGTTAATATCATTAGTGAAATCTTTAGGTGCTGAACCGTCTGCGGTAGGCACAAAGAATACTTCGCCTTTAGCGCCATTGACATAAGTGTTACCTGACTTATCAGTATAGATACTGAATGCAGTCATCAATGGGTCGTTGGCGACCTTGGTTGCTACCTTACTATCTGCTACTTGCTTAGTATAAGTAGCCTTTTGCTCAGGTGTCATAGCCGCATAAGCGGTAGCAACTACATTGTTAAACTGGTCATTAAGGGAATTAAGGTCTTCGAATGCCATTGACTAGAATCCCTTCTGAAATGCAGTGTATGTATCACGTGAGTAGAACTTAAGGATAGGGTCAAAAATCGCACGGCTTGCTTCCGTCAGGTAAGCATCGCCTAATTTCATTGCGTTCAATTGGTCCTCAATCTGTTGTCTACGGTCTTGCTTTAACTGACTGAAGTTACTAGCCAACTTCTGGCTAGGGTCAGTGGAGAAAGCCACATAGTCTTGAAGCATCTTAATAGCAATGCTCATACGAGCACGGCTAGCCCTGTCAATAGGTGCACTAGGGTCTGAAACCATTTGGTCTAGGTTGTTTAGCAACTTAGATTCGTTGCCGATATTGTTACCCACACCAATAAGTGATGCGCTTAGCAGCGGATTAGCGGTCTTAAGCGCTTCGCGTGCAGCGGTAGCATCAGCAATAATCTGTTGCTTCTTATAGACATCTGTCTCATTGGCTAATGCATTCTTCTCATTAGTTCCAATGTCGTAATAAGCCTGCTTATCCTGTGCTACCTGTAGGTCTGCATAGTATTGTTCTAGGCTTTTATTCTGAACAAGTCCTGCAGCCTGTAGATAGTTATAGGATGAAGAGTTTAATGTGCCAGTATGTGGGGCAAAGATGTAGGCAGCCTCACCGTACTTGTCAATAGAACCCTTGTTATCACGTGCCCATTGCTGCAACTGTGTGGTTTCTTTAATAACTACACGGGTCTGCTTTGAAGAACGAGAGACTGTATAGATGAGTTTGCCTGGATACTTACCCATAAAGGTAACCAATGCAGTCTCATATGGGTCTTGAATATCCCCATTGTTACGTGCATTAACTGCATCCAGAATGTCATAGAACTCAGAGCGTAGGCTGGTTACACCAACACGCTTGAGATAGTCTGGTACGCCAACGCTCTCGGTGAGCGTAGGTGTAGCAGGCAATATGAATCCCAAGAAGTTACGCAAGAACAAGATGTTATGTGCAGATATACGAATGTTATTTAAGTATGCTGCCTTTTGTGCATCAGTTGCATTAGGGTCTAAATGCATATCGTTAGCAGCATTGTATGCCATAGCCTGCTGTCCAGCGGTTACTTCCTGTCGTGACTGCTCACTGAATGGAAGCATGTCCCATACACGCTGCAGAGAGGATGGCATCAATGCTTGCTTAAGGTTTGTATTAGTACCAAAGTTACCTAAAGCCATTTGGCTTATAGTGTCTCCTGCTTTCTCAGCAGTAGCATTATGTGTATAGCCAAGGATGTTCTTCATTGCAATAACGCTGAGTCCTGCAATAGGACCAGAAAGCATTGGCAAGCCAGAGTCTTGCTGAAATGATGGGTTAACCATATTCAACTTCAATGTGAAGTCATTAAATATAGGTTGTGAGTATCCAGTATTACCAGTCAATGCACGGATAGTGCTATCGGTAGCCTTGAATAGTGTGCTATCCATAGGCATGTTAATGTAAGGATTACCCTGCTGGTCTGTGTATACAGAACCAGAAGCAGCAAGACCTAGATGCGCCAAGCGCAAGCGGTATGCTACACGTGCAGGCACTTCCTTCATACGATAGATACGGCGTTGGAAGTCTTCTGTTGCACGGTAGTAGCGTCCCACTGTACGTACACCATAGGAGAAGTTAGAACGTACTGCAGGGTTATCTGCGTACTTAAGCATTTCATCTGCTGCGTGATTCATAGCCAATTCAGTGAATCGCTTCTCACCATCCGCAAGGATGCGGCGTTGTAGTTCACGCTTTGCTGATTCAGAAGCGTACTTGCCAGGCTCAGCAGCAATTGCTTCGCGGATATTGTCCTTAACCCACTGACGTTCAATGCCAGCCCAGTTCTTACGAACCTCTGTATACGTTACATTCAATGCAGCCTGACGATGGATACCAGTAATCTGGCGGTCCATCCACTCAAAGCCCTTGTTACCTACTTTGCGCCATAGCGACTCAGGGTCTTGGAATCCTTCAAACTCAATTGCGCTATTAATCTTACCTTCAGGGCGAAAGCCATTTGTTAAGGCAGCAAAGCGATTAAAGTCCATACCAGCAGCAGCCTGACTCCATGTAGGAGCATGCTCACCCTTGGTCATATCTAGCATACGTGCCTTAAGGCTCTTAACTTCAGACAATAGTTCTTCATTAAACTTGTTAGCGCTACCATGGAAGGTAACGTATAGGTCTGCAAGCATACGACCAACTTGGTCGCGTACTAAAGTAATATCATTAACGCCACGGGCATTCATTTCTACAGTACGAGCAGACATTTGCTTGAAAGCATTTACTGCTTCTTGGTCTTTAATAACATAACGATTAACTGCTGGGTCTTTAACTACACCGATAGCAGCACATAGTTCATCCATAGCCTTTGATACATCTTCAGATGTACGCAGTCCATTGTTTGTTAAAAATACTGTAGCAGGACTAAGGATACGCCCATTAGGTAAGCCTGACTTGTTGGCAACAAAGCCCTTAAACCAGTTGTCAAAGTGAGCCAATGCTACTTCGTGCTCTGATAACGCAGTAGTATCAATAGAGCGAGTTTTGCGTCCACCCTTAACACCTAGTTCTTCTAGCGCTTTGTCTAATGCGCTAGGAGTAATGATACCCTTAAGAATATCTTCGCCATAATTACCAGACAAACCGCTATGACCTACGAAAGACTGCGCAACAGCATTCAACATGTCAGGATGGTTAACCAATGCCTGCATTAAATAAGCGTTAGCCTCTGGGTCAATACGCTTTGTGTAAGTATTCTTGATGTACTCTGTAATTGCTTCGCGCTTTTGCAAATCATACAGTTGATTAGGGTCAAGGTTACGCTCTTTGGCGTAAGCATTCATAAGTTCTTGACGCTTTTCAACGCTTACAGCGTTAGACAAATCTAACTTAGGAAATACTTTACCCAATGCTTCACGAATAGGACCAATAGCAGTCTTGCTTCCAGTAAATGCAGTGTTAAGTTTGCCCATGCGGTGACCCTCGCGGGTTGCATACTTAAGTACATCGGTAGCAGGTGCGGTCAAGGCAAACATCATGCCTTCGTCAATAGCAGAACGGATACCAAGACGTGGTAGAAGGGTCAACATAGACCAAGCATCTACTGCTTTCTTAGCAAACGGGCTAGAACCAATGCCAAGAATAGCATTAACAGCACTTTGCTTTGACTTTACGCTGGCAACATGGTCAGCAATTTGGTCATATGGTAACGCACCAATAACATGCGTGGTGTGGTAAGGCTGAATAGCAGATTCGCTATCAAGAACCTTCTGACCATTGACTTCTTTAAGGCTTGTAGCCTCAAGATGCTCAAGCATATGCTCTGGCACTGGTGAGTTAACCATTGTTGCAAAGCCAGCAGCGCCGCCAAACTTTTCAGTAAGAATCTTTTCCATCAAGTCGCGTCCATTTTGCGTACCTGCCATGCCAAACTTGTGCATGATAGCCGCATATGTGTTGCGAAGAATAACAACTTGCTCGTCCATAGTAGAATCTAGGAACTTAGTTGTCATAAAATCAGCCATGTCGCGTGGCAATAACTGCCGCGCCATGTTGTTAAAGTGATTTGCTGTCTCAGCAGCACGGTCTCCAAGACGAATCTCTTGACCAGCAGGTGAACGGGCAGCCTGCTTGCCCATTTCGTAGCCCCACTTTTTAATACCTTTGATTTCGCCGTTAATATCAGCGAGTACTTTGTCTAGTTCAGGGTTAGGGTGTACAAGTTTATCAAGTGATGCACCAGCATCAGTCATTACTTTGTAAAGTGGCTCACCAAGTTCGTCAACTTTAGCAATGTCTCTGCCCTTAGTCTTAAGAGCACCAAGAGTTTTTGATGTTGTAGCATTAAAAATGCTATCCAAATATGTAGCAAAGCCTTCAGTATAGTTACGTGTAGTCTTAGCAGTTGCAACAGCGTTGCGTGCATAAGTTACACCATCAACACGACCAGACAACATGAGGTGTGTATTCTCTGCTTGAGAGAAATACTTCTCGGCAGATGCAGCGTCATAGACTTTTGCATCTTTAGCGGCTAGACGCTCAATAATGTCGCGGTTAGCATAGCCAGGAAATGTCTGTGCAATGTCGCGGTAAGCCGCAGATTTAGCGGCAGTAGTAGGTGCTTCAGCATAACGCTTGATAGCAGGTCCTAGTTGTTCTTCCCACAGTGTGTGAACACCAGGGTTTTGCATTACCTTAGACACTCCACCAGCAAGGTCGCCGTTAGCAGCAGACTCTTCAATGGTCTTTACAAGACGTGCACCTAAAGTGCCAGCCTTATCTCCACCACCTGTTAACCAAGTAAGTGGGTCAATTGCTATCTGATAGGTAGCATCAACCGCACCTGATACAAACTTAGCCCAGCCACTTACGTGACCAGCATGTAATCCGCCAACAGCCTTGTCATCAAGCATGCGTAGTAAGTCACGACCAGGAGATACCTGTGCAAACTTAACAGTGTCCATGACGTTCTTAAAGTCACCAGACTTATCAAATGCTTTCTGGATAGAATCCAGAATACTCTGGTCTACTTTTCCATGAGCCTGGATAATCTCTCCAGGAGTTTTGCCCGCAAGTAAGCCCTTAGCAACTTCAACATCGCTAGCACCGTATTCGCTAGCAGCACGGGCTAACGCACCGTTGTCAAAGATGTTGTTGCCGTCCCAGGCATTCTTCCAAATCTTCTTGTTAAAGATGTCGCCATCACCCTGTGCAATTTGACGACCAACCAAATAAGGCACGTTGATGATTTTATTGTAATCACCAGCAACTTTGAATAAACCAACAATAGGGCTTGCTACTGCTTTGCCTACGAATTTTAGCGCACCCATAATGTCGGAGCCGACTGTGGGTGCTGGTGCAGCGTATTGTGCATCCTTGAACAGAAACTTAAGTGTGTCCTGAGCATTAGGGTCTAGTTTGCGAAATGCGTCAGTAGCAGCCGCAGGGTCCATGCCCATAAGTTCTTTGTGCTTTTGAATAGCAAATGACATTTGCTCTACTTGGTTAACCTGCGTAGAGTTTAAGTTAGCATTCTTTGCAGCAGAGTAAAGATTAGGAGATGTCTGTGCGACAACGGAGTTGATGGATTGCATTATTGTCCATCAAGTAGTTGGCGGTAAACGAGTTCTGCATCTCCTGAAGGGTCGTATTGTGTAAGGTGACGAATGGTATCTACCAACGTAGGCGCTTGGTTAGGTAGTGGTCGTGACTCTGGACCCGCTCCTGGACCTTGTGCAATGCCAGTAGTAACTGGCTCGTTAGGACGCTGTGTTGGTGCATTAAGTGGAACTACAGGTGTAGCAGGTGTGACTGGTTCTCCAGCCATAGGTGCAGCACTTTGCTGGTCATTGACAGACTTATTCTCACCGTAAGGCAGACCTGTCCAGTCTGTTTGTGGCTGTGGGGCACTCATGCCCTCTACAGCACCACCATCAGTACGTTGTGATAGCGCACCTGGTCCTGATGTTGGAGCAGGATTTGCTGGCTGACGATAACCGCCTTGTTGTGCCATGTGTCCTCCTACTAAATAAGTCTAGATTGAACTTTAGAAATGTATGGTCCTGCTGTAAATGCTGTTAACTTGCTAGCAATTTCCATTGCTTCATATGCATCTGCACCTGCATGCAATGCACCAAGTGCGTAAGCCGCACCAGAACCTGCTGCATAAACGTTGGTGTCAGATTTACTTACTGAACATTCTTGGTCTACATCAAAGAGTTGACCGTTAATGGCTATAAGAAACTGAAACCGCATTTCTTTTGTGCCATCATCAAAGTTATAACCATTCTCCGATAAGCATTTGCGTAGAGATGGCATTACCTTGGCTATCATAAAGTGATAGGTGTCTTTCTTATCAGCCTTAGTTGGTACTGGTGGCTGCCAGATATGCTGTGCAATATCGCAGGGAAGCACTTCGCCGCTGCCTGCTACTAAGAACGCACCTACTTCAGCAATTTTTTTAACATCTGGATGGCTGTAAATATAACCAGAGTCATCAGTTGTCTGACTGTCAGCAACTATAATTGCATGGTCTTTATATTCCAAGCCTATAATTGTTGTCATGTTGTCCCTGCTTAGTAGTTAGATTGTTCTGCGAGCCGTTACACGGGCGCTCGCACCAGATTGTCCAGTGCCAGCAAGTCTTGATAGAATGGTTTGTAGTTCAGGCTTTTGTTGCTGAATGCTTACAGGTCCACCTTCAGGTCCAACCTGAGGAGGTTGCTCTTGAGAGCCTCCTACTGGTGCACCAGGAGCAGCAGGGACAGGTTGCTCAACTGAAGGTTGTGCGCCAGCAGGAGGATTCTTAGGTGTAAAGACCTCTTGAATAGCATCTTCAATGGTCTTTCCTTTTTGTCGCATAGAAATCACTTCTGATATTCTGCGTACAATTTCAGTTGGGTCTTGTCCTTGTGCTGCCATCTGTGGGATGGCTTGCGTGTAAGCAGCGAGTGAACCAATAAGTCCTTCGCGCATCTTTTCAATTTCAATTTTTTCTTGCTCTAGGGTTACGTTCACGTTGAATGGAAGTTCACGCATAGCCATATCTTTAGAGATAAGACCGCCACCCAATGCTTGCAGCATAAAGATGAGTCCCTGCGCTGGGTTCAAACCAGCCAGCATTCCATAACGAACATCGGCAGAGTAGTCACCCTTGATGTCTTTTGATGGAAGGTATGTCACTTGATAAGGAGAGCCAGCATCAGTACCACGAATTGTCTTCTCAACGTTGAATAATTTTTCATCTACTTCAAAGCAGAGTGAGATAACATCACGTAGTGCTGTTTGGAAAATTGCTTGAGCGGATTTGATTTGTGTATCAAATGCGCCGAGTAGTGCCTGTACACCCTGTCCTGTGACGACACTTGCATTAACGTTACCCGTACGAGATTCAGGGTAACGCGCACCAACACGGAGTTCTTCGTTAAGAAGTTGTGACTCAGTGAATGCACCTTGTGGTAGAGATAGTTCAACACGCTTTACGCCTGCTGGGTTTGCTGTACGAATAACAGCGTCTCCACCAAGTTGAAGTTCTTGTACATCTTGCGGTAGGACGATTGGTGCTTGTACTGACTTCTCTGCTGCTTCCATCGCAAGTAATGCGAATCTGTTTCGAAGCAACTGAATACCAAGTACATCATCAAACTGTCCACGCAATTCACCATCAGGGCTAGGACGACGTGCAATAATCACGTTCATCTTGCCTAGCGGATTAACAGCATGCGATAAAAGCATATTGTTACGAGACGGTAAGTAAAGCACAGACTGGTCTTTGTCATAATAGCGAACCATCTCTATCATGCCATTGAGGTCTTGCTTGTACCCCATCTTGCCGAGCAAAGCAAATTCCTGTTCAGGGAACATTGCTACCAACTCACCAAGTGTCATGGAGTATCTTTTAGCAAAAGCAACGCAGCGTCCATAGCGGTCAAACTCGGGATATGCTCCCACTGGGTTTTCTAAGCGGATGCGTGGTTGTTGCTCTTCCTCATCCAATTCAATAATGAATGGGAGGAAACCATAGGTGATGTACATATCTGCACCGTTGTACATCTGTACTTGCAAATCAGATAGGCGGAAGTAGTTAGCCGCAATGCGAGTACGCTTGTCAGCAAACGTACGAGCACGGTCTGATGTTTGATTAACTGCAGAGCAGTTAACAGCAGGAAGTGGTGCAATCACTTCTGCTAAGTCACGTGCCACAATGTCAATGAAGTTAGCGACTACGTTCTGGTCAATACCATCTGGGAAGAAGTTAGGGTAGACCTGTGAGATTTTACCCTGACGTACCATCTGGACATCACCATTGCGTTGGTCACGACCATGGGCGCGATAGCGTAGCGTTTGAACGCGTGCGCCAATCTGGTCCATTGTTAGCATATGATGTCCTATCTAAAAGTT